GAGATTGAACGGTTGCGGGAAACATTGAAGGGTTTATTACAATGCCCCGCCATTGCAGACGGCAATCATAATGAACCTGCTTGGTACGATCCAGAAACTGCTATGGCAGAGAAAAAAGCCCGTGCCGCACTGAAGGAGGGTGAGTGATGTCTCATAAAAACGAAACAACATTTGAATGGATGAACACTCAGAAAGATTGGCATCCTGATGAAGATTTATATACCGTTGTTTGTTTAAAAAATGGTCAATCTGAATGTTGCTTGACGGTAGACTTTAATACAGCATGGGATTATGCGGAAAGAAATAAAGATACCCTTCTTTATTTTTACAAAATGTTTGCGGAACCAAAAGAACTGAAGGAGGGTGAGTGATGGATATTATTGAACGATTGCAAAAATTAGTTGGCGTTTACATTGGCGATGCTGACATTGATGATGAGTTGCTGGACGCCAAAGCCGAGATTGAACGGCTGCGGGAAGCGTTGCGTGATTTATTGCAATGCCCTGCTATTGCTGACGGCAATCATAATGAACCTGCTTGGTATGAGCCAGAAACTGCTATGGCAGAGAAAAAAGCTCGTGCCGCACTGAAGAAGGGTGAGTGATGAAAACTGATTATGAAAAATTACAAATGCGGATTAAGTTTATAAAAGACGACATTCGCAAAATTTGCAGTTCTGCTCACTGGACAAGCGAACGGTTAAAAGCTGCGGATGGTAACGTGCCACAGTATTTCATAAACCAACACGGAATCACAGCAGAAGCGATTAATGAAGCGTATTTTGTTGGGAGACAGGCTGGGCGGTTGGATATGGCAAAAGATATTATTGGGGTGATTGGGGAGGGTGAGTGATGGATCATAAAAACGAAACAACATTTGAATGGATGAACACTCAGAAAGATTGGCGTTCTGATGAGGATTTATATACCGTTATGTGTTTAAAAAACGGTCAAGGTGAATGTTGCGTGACGAAAGATTTTAATACAGCATGGGATTATGCGGAAAAAAATAAAGATACACTTCTTTATTTTCATAAAATTTTTGCGGAACCAAAAGCACTGAAGGAGGGTGAGTGATGGAAGACTGGACGTTAGACAAATGGCTAGAAGAACTTGATGATTACGCTAAGAAAGACTGGTATTTTGAAATTAGCGGTTACGATGCAGGTCTTCTTCGGGATCAAATCAACCACCTGCGAGAAGAAAACGCCCGTCAAAGGCAAGAGATTATGCTTCTTAATTCAATGATACAAACAGAGCATGAAATTATCCGTGTAGCTGCACTGAAAAAGGTTGAGTAATTACATAATATCACTTAGCGCCACTTTCTGCATATGAGTAACCGTATAATATTAGTTAAGGAGATAAAATGTTAATTCAGTTAGAACCTACAATCCCGCTCGAGACACCCAAGGGCAAAGCCAAAGCGCACTTCCTGATCGACTACGGGCAAGAGCACCACCTGCTATGGGTGTGCTTCCAAGACGATACGGGCGAGTGCTGGACGTGGCCGAACCCGCAGGTCAAGCTGCAGGAGAATGTCTCGATGATGCAGGTGAGGAAATAATGTCAGCAGTGGGCATGAAGTGCGAATCGTGCGGAGGTCATTCCCGGGTGTATTCCACGCGGACGAGCGCCATACCGAACGGGATATATCGGCGTAGGGAATGCAGCCTGTGCCGCCACCGATGGACGACGGTTGAGGTTTCGGGCGATGCGTTAAAATACATCATGGGTGTACAAAAAAGTGTTTGCAATCCAAATTTAAACGTGCCATAAAACTTGGGCAGGGCGATGGTCGCCCTCTAGATGGAGATTGCAGATGACACCTTTTGAAGCAGTATTACTTATCGAAGCAGGCGAGGATGACGCGGAACTCACCCTCGAAGCATGGCAAATCCTGATTGACAGCAACCTCGTGTGGCAGCTGCAGGGTTACTACGGTCGTACGGCATCCGCACTGATTGCGGAAGGCCTTTGTGTTTCAGCTAATTAAGGAGATGATAATGTTTTACCTAGTACCACGCGGCCGTACGGTCGATTACTTTGTCCACACCACCGAATCATTCATTGAGGCGCGCTTTTACGTTAACTTTATGAAGAAGACCCGCGACGAGGAATATGACGTCATTGAGATGCGGCGTTACCCGTTCGACAACGTCAACGAGCCAACCGCCCTGCACGATGGACCGCCAGAAGTGGCCGTCGACGAATCTTTGTATATGTGAGGCGCAAAATGGATATTGTCGAAAAACTACGTTTAGTTGATGGCGAATTTTGGTGGAAACCATTGGGGCATGGCCTAGACACTGATGATCTTTGCAGAGAAGCCGCCAATGAGATTGAGCGGCTGCGGGAAGAACGTCATGCATTGCGGGAGGTTTTGCAATTTTATGCGTCATTTGCGACGAATACTTCGCCATACAAAGATATGGTCGATTATCTTGTTGATAACGGTAAACTTGCAGCACTTGCATTGAATGGGGATTAATAATGAACGAACAGCAAGAACTGGCCAAAGACATGCTGCGCGAAATCATGAGGCTCGAGGCGGTGTTCCACGAGGCTAATGCCCATGTGCCGCAAGCCGATAGGGATTTAGCTATAATTTCCGCTATGGCTTTTGAAACCATCAATTACGCCATGACAATTATGAAGATGCCGGCCGACCAGCTGGTTGAGAAGATCGCTGCATCAATGGCCATCCATGAGATAGTAAATAAATGAGACAGCCTACCCTACTCGAGCTTGTTCAGGCCTACGCCGCGGCCGTTCGCAATGGCAACAAAAAGCGCGCGGCCAAGCTAGACAAGATTATTAAGAAAGCCTATCCTTCAGCTCCTCCTTAATACATGACTTGGGGCTGCCTTCGGGCGGCCCTATTTTTTTTACAATGAATGCATTTTTTTGTTTGCATTATAATTTAGATATGCTACATATGAGTCGTCGGGGCGGTTTGCCTCGCTAGATAGGAGATTTTAAATGTACGCTAAATCATATGAAACTGTAAACGGTCACGATATTATCATTTATCATGTGTTCCCACCCGTCCCTATTCGTAATTGGGATTATCAAGCAGGGTTTGCCAAAGACTATGGCGAAGAAGATGCCATATACGGCGAAGGCGCGACCATTGCAGAAGCTATTCAAGATTTGTTTGATAAAAAGGAATTTCACGAAGATGTTTGATACAATCCGCGCAGAAGCAGAATACCACGCCCGTACGGGCGGTCACTCGATCGACAACCCATATCCCCGTGGCACCGAGCACCGTGACGCGTGGGACCGTGGTTTCCTTGATGGTTTACTGTACCTCCGCACCGAGCTGAAGGTGACCCGCAAGGCCTTCGCTAAGGCCGTCGACGAGAACGGCATCCTAAAGGCCCAGCTGGCGCAGGTGAAGGCCGAGTACGACGCGTTCTTACTGGAACAGGGGTACTAATCATGGCAAACGCAAAGACACGGCGGGTGACCCTTCGCAGCATTATTAGCTGCGCCGCCTTTCGCAAAGGCTATGAGGAGGCCAAGAAGGGCCTTCCGATTAACTCCGACGTCTTTACTTACAAAGATGTTTGGCAATACGAGCGCGGCCGCCAGTTTGCTTTCTGCTACGACGGCAGGCTTAAAGAAGGTAACAGGGTCAGGATGGACGCGCTATACGCGCTGGGTGGGGCAATGAACGCGGGGCACGTTCTATAATTGTCACAATAAATATGTTAGTAGGCATAAGGACATAGGAGGTCTTTATGCCTGCACATCCGTTACCAGATGAAATAATGATCGAGACGCTGCGTGTTTACGAGCAATCCGGTAAGAATGCCTACGCAGCTGCAAGAGCCACAGGCATCGCCGCAAACACCTTTAACGCGCGACTGGCCCGAGCGAAAATGAAATACCCCAACGGGGTGCCAGACAAGCCCACCGTCGGCAAATGGATGTATCCGCGGATGGTCGCAAAGGAAATTCCCAACTCAGTCTGGGCGGTCGGATCAGATATCCACATATGGGACGGCGACCCGCCCCTGATTTATAAAGCCTTCGTCAAAGTATGTAAGATGCTCAAGGTGCATGGAATCATCTTGAATGGAGACGTGATTGATGGCGCTAGGATCAGTCGGCACTTACCGACCCGTGGCGCACGAGCACCAAAGATTGAAAAAGAGATCGAAACCGCCAAAGCTTGGCTCAAATTACTTCCAAAGACCCGCGAACGTCTCTGGACCATGGGAAACCATGATATCCGCATCGACAACTACATCGCCTCCAATGCCAACGAGCTTGACGGATACATCATGTCCCTTCAAGAGCACTTCCCAGATTGGGAAATCGCGTGGGCGTTCGATATCAACGGCACAGAAATTCGCCATCGTTTCAGATCAGGGATACATTCAGGCTATAACAGCTCCGTCAACGCTGGAGTTAGCACGGTTACGGGCCACACCCACCAACTTCAGGTCACTGCTGTCAGAGACCGCCGCGGAACCCGCTGGGGCGTAGAAACAGGCACCATGGCCGATCCCAATGGGCCCCAGTTTCAATACACCGAGGGCGCCCCTAGCAGGGCCCAGCAGGGCTTTGTGGTGCTGACGTTCGATGAGGATGGGGTGATGATGCCCCCGGAGCTTTGCGAGCTTATAGGCGGTCGGCCAGTGTTCCGGGGGCAGTATGTTTTCTGAGTGGTTATATTATAACCTTAGACTTCTTCTTCGTCCTCGTCTTCTTCTTCGTCATCTAAGGCGACGAGCTTGGCTTCGCCGTCTTCTTCGGTGAGCATGAGGATTGGCTTCTCGAAGGCTTCCTGCATCAGGTCGAAGTCGTCGCAGAGCTCTTCGAACGTCTCGCCGATCGGGGAGGCATCTTCTTCAGACCAGAACTCGATCTCGCCCGCGTCGTTGTAATAGACTTCGCGGATCACGAATGAATCGTTGTTGAAGAACGAATCGTCGTCTGGGGCTTTAGGCAGGTAGATGACGCGGTAATTCCATGACATGGCAGATATCCTTTCAGGGTCGGATTGGGATGGGATGTTGATGGAGAAGGCTAAATTGGTGGTGAAGATCATGCGGACGGTCTCCTTTGCTGCTCAGGCAATACACCATAGCATTGTGACGGGTGTTTGAAAGATACATAGTTACCTAGTTTTTACTTAGTTTTTAATACATTAATAAAATCAATTACTTGTAAGAATTTATAGATAGTTATTAAATAGACAATTTCCTTTTATAAAAAACCCTCTTATATCCCTTAAAAATATTAGAAATAGAAATATAGCTTTAAGGGGGTTTTTGAACAAATAAACAAACCAGTCTTATAACTAAGTATAATATATATTATTTATTAATATTATATTATTATATTTCAAAGATTTAAAGGATAGAGATAGAAAGTTGATCAATCTCTATCCTTACTATGTATCTTTACCGCGGATTTATATCGCGAATTACAATAAGAGCACCGTCGCGTGTGATGGTGGTAAATTTCCAACCTCTGGTTCTCGCAAAGGCGTGGACATATACCTGAGCTTTTCTTCTAAGATCAGCGTCTTGAAACATAACCTGTTCACCAATAATCATGGAAGCAAATGGCCAGCTATATTTTGCTGGTATCATTTCTTTAACTCCCTTTAATTTCATTGGAGCTTTCTTTATGACCATTTCTGGCGTATAGAGCGTTGACTTTACCATGTAATTGTCCTTTCATTTGTTGTTCGTAATTATATATATAAATTCACGGAAGATGTAAATGGGACGACCGCCGGGCGGAATAATGACGCAAGCACAAAAGGTCCACATCTGTGAGCAAATCGCAGATGGTAGGTCTTTGAGCTTAATTGTAAAAGACCCTGAGATCGATGGCATCAATGTGCGGACTGTGAACCGAGAATTGAACCGCGATTCGTTCTTTTTGTCTGAATATGCCCGCGCGCGCGAGGCTTCAATCGAGATAAAACTGTCGGAAACGGAAGATATTATCCTCGGCCGTGGCGAGTTCGAGAACGTCGACTTCGAGCGCGCAAAGGAGTTGCTGAACGATCGGCGCTGGCATGCGATCCGGCTGGCGCGCTTCCGTTATGGCGACAAGATCGACGTGCAGGCGACCGTAAAGCAGGTCGAGGGAAAGGTCATCGACGCAAAAGTGCTCGATGTGGATCAACTGCTTGCCATCCGGCAGGCGCTACAAATTGCCGCAGGGGGCGAGGATGGCTACGAAGAAGACAAAGACTATGAGTACGAAGGACAAGATGATACAGGCGAGGATGAAGGCCTTGCAGAAGATTAAGATGATGGACGTGTATCGGGAGCGCCCGCCAGTGACGCTGCCTAAATTTTCATGGGATAAGGAAAAAGAAAATGATTTTAACGGAAATGGCAGAGACGCTAGAAAAGGCGTTGGCAAAGATTAAAGAACTTGAGCTTCTGGTGGCCGTTCGCGTCCCGCGCAGGGACTACGACGCGATCGTCAAGAGCATGTCGGTGTGTCAGAACACGATTGAGAACCTGATGGTGGCCCTGTTCAAGATCAAGCCAAAGAGCCAAGAAGTCGCCGACGCCCGCGATATCCTGCAGTATCTCGAGCACCTGATTCAGAACAATATCCCGATGCAGGACGAAGCTTGGATTGCCCGCGAGAAAGCCCGCATCGATATGATCAAAGCCGAGCGCATGAAACGGCCAGCCAAAATGCTGGGCGAGAGGGCAGCGTTCGAGGATAGCTTCGAAAACATAAAAAAGGTCAAAGGAACCGTCAGGAAGGATTACAAACCTTGACCCTGATCCCCGTCGATGGCGAGATGATCAATGTTGAGGCGTCTCTGCACGACATCAACAAGGAGCTGTGCGAGAAATCCCTCGTGGAGTTCATCAAGCAGGCGTGGCACGTCATCGAGCCCGGACAAGAATATATCCACAATTGGCACATCGACGCTATCGCCAAACACCTAACCGCCATTACCAACGGCATGATGATAGATGATGAGCAAGCTTACAATCGCCTGCTGATCAACGTCCCGCCGGGCGCGATGAAGTCCCTTCTGGTCTCCGTCCTGTGGCCGGCATGGGAATGGGGGCCGCGGAACATGCCCTACCTGCGGTATGTTTGCGCCTCGCATGCTATGAACCTCGCCATCCGCGATTCGACCAAGATGCGGCGATTGGTGACATCTGAATGGTATCAGGGCTTCTGGGGCGACCGCGTCACGATCACGGGCGACCAGAACGAGAAGATCAAGTACGAAACGACCGCTTCCGGTTTCCGGCAGGCGGTTGCCATGACGGGCATGACAGGTGCCCGCGGCGACCGCGTGATCATCGACGACCCGCACTCGGTGGCCAGCGCCGCCTCGGAGGCAGAGCGCAACACCACGATCGAAACGTTTGAGCAGGCGATCCCAACGCGCCTGAACAACCCGGCGACCTCGGCCATTATCGTGATCATGCAGCGCCTGCACGAAGAAGATGTGTCCGGCGTGATCCTTGAAAAGCAGTTGGGCTATGACCACATCATGATCCCGATGGAGTACGACCCCGATCGTGCCGTGCCGACCATGCTAGGCTGGAAAGACCCTCGGTGGCAGAAAGGTCAGCTCTTCTTCCCTAAACGGTTCCCTCGGCACGTCGTCGAGCGCGACAAGCGGATCATGGGTAAGTACGCCGCGTCCGGCCAGTTTCAACAGCTGCCTACCCCAGAGGACGGCGGTATTATCAAGCGAAAGCATTGGAACCTGTGGGAAGATGAGAAGTACCCACCGTTTGACTTCATCATCGCGTCACTCGACACGGCTATGACCGAGAAGAAAGAGAACGACCCGTCAGCCATGACGGTCTGGGGCGTCTGGACCGACGATCCCAAGACCCACGCGACCCGCATGCTGAACCGCGACGGGCACATGACGCACATTGTACGTACATATGACGAGCGGGAGGTGCCGCCCCGTATCATGATGATGCATGCATGGTCGAAGCACCTTGAGATGCCCGAGCTGGTCACAGAGGTGGCGCAGACGTGCCTTCGGTGGAAAGTTTCGACTTTACTTATAGAAAACAAGACCGTAGGCCTACCAGTTGCGCGGGAGCTGCGAAGGATGTATTCTGGTAGGAACTTTGGCGTTCAGTTGGAAGACCCCGGCTCGATCGACAAGATGGCTAGGCTCTACTCGGTGCAGCACCTATTTGAAGAGGGGCTGGTGTACTGCCCCGACAAAGCATGGGCCGACGAGGTCATAAACCAGTGCATGCGGTTCCCGAAAGCCAAGCATGACGATCTGGTGGACACGGTCTCGATGGCGATGCGGTATCTCAGGCGGACGGGCTTCGCGCTCCGTCAAGACGAGGTGCAGCAGGACTACGAGGACAGCAGGCAACATCTGGGCAAACCGCCCGAACCACTCTACGGGATTTAATTCATGGCCCTTGTCGCAAACCCTAATATCCGCCTTCAGGATGACGAACAGACACCGTTTGACGGCGAGGATATTTCGGTAGAGCTGGCCGACGATGAGGGTCCGCGGCAGGACATCGACGAGCACGGCAACGTGATGTCGATCGAATTATCAGATGGGTCAATCACATTTTCCTTGGACGGGCAGCCTCTCGAGCGGGCCAAGGGCAGGGAGACCGGATGGTTCGACAATCTGGTGGAAGAGATAGATCAGGCCGAGCTGGCGAGTATCGCCCACGATCTGATGAAGGGCGTACAGGATGACCTCGACAGTCGCAAAGAGTGGATCGAAGACCGAGCCCAAGGCATCAAGCTTTTGGGCCTCAAGGTGGAAATTCCCGGCTTGGCAGGTGCAGCGGACGGCGCACCCGTTGAAGGTATGTCACGCGTTCGGCACCCGCTCCTGCTCGAGGCAGTGCTACGGTTCCAAGCCAACGCTCGGTCAGAACTATTGCCTACGGATGGACCCGTAAAAATTAGGGAGGATAACAATAATGCTACCCTCCAGTCCGACCAGCTTGCCAACGACCTCGAACAAGACCTTAACCACTACCTCACCGCCACTGCCAAAGAGTATTACCCTGATACCGACCGAATGCTCCTCATGCTGGGCTTTGGCGGGACGGCGTTCAAGAAGGTATATTTCTGTCCCCTACGCAACCGTCCAATTAGCGAAAGCGTTGACGCCGACGATTTGATCGTCAACAACTCGGCCACCGACCTGTCCAATGCCAAGCGTATCACGCACCGCATTTACATGAAGTCGTCAACGGTGAAGCGGATGCAAATCCTCGGCGTATACCGTGACATTGACCTGTCCGACCCGAAAATGATCAAGTGGGATGCGGCCCAACGCGAGAAGATGGCGCAGCAGGGTATTACCAGCGAAAGCTATAACCCAAGCGATCGGGATCGTGAGATTTATGAAATCTACTGCGAGTTGGATATCAAGGGCTTTGAGCACACCAAGCGCGGAAAGCAGACGGGCCTTGATATCCCGTATCGTGTAACCATTGACGCATCGACGCATGAAATCTTGTCGATCGTAAGGAATTATGATGAAGATACTAAGGACTTACCTGAAGCGAGAAGCAATTTTGTCAAGTACACATTTGTACCGGGGATGGGCTTTTATGATCTGGGTCTCCTGCACATCCTAGGCAACACGACCAACGCGCTGACCGCTGCTTGGCGCGAAATGCTTGATGCTGGTATGTATGCCAACTTCCCCGGCTTCCTGTACGCCGACACGGGCGCGCGGCAGAATACCAATATTTTCCGTGTACCACCCGGCGGTGGTGCATTGGTCAAGACTGGCGGCATGCCGATCAGCCAAGCCGTGATGCCTTTGCCGTACAAAGACGTCGGCGCGGGCCTCATGTCGCTAGTCGAGAATATCAATCAGACGGGTATGCGGGTTGGCGGCACGGCCGAGCAGGCAGTAGGTGAAGGCAAGCAGGACGCGCCGGTTGGCACGACGATTGCGCTGATTGATCAGGCCACCAAGGTGCTAAACTCGGTTCACAAACGCATGCATTCGGCGCAAGCAGAAGAGTTTGAGTTGTTAGTGCGCTGTTTTCGCGAAAACCCCGATTCATTCTGGCAGCAGAACAAACGGCCGGCCCGTAAGTGGGACGAGGAAACGTTTCTCCGCGCGCTAGATCAGGTTGATCTGGTTCCGCAGGCCGACCCAAACACGGCGTCGCAGACCCAGCGTCTGATGAAAGTTGTGGCCTTAAAGCAAATACAGGCCCAGAACCCGTCGATGTATGATCCGATCGCGATTGACACCGCGGCGCTGCAGGCTGTCGGCTGGTCGAACCCAGAACAGTTTATGATCCCAGCCTCGGCACAGGGCACGCCTCCGCCAGAGATGCAGCAAAAAATGGCCGAACTGCAGATCAAGAAGCAGGACAGCGACACGAAGGCAAAGTTGGCACAAGGCAAGCTTGGCCTTGATCAGGCCAAGATACAACTTGATGCGGTTAAGGCGCAGCAAGGCGGCGTCGTTGCCGGCCCATCCGATCACGAGAAACAAGTCGACAGCATTGAGCTGATCATTAAGGAAAAGCTCGCCGACGCAAAGCTTATGGATAGCAAGCTAAAGGCAGCCCAGCTCGGCGCAGACATGAAGCGCGACCAGTTTGATGGAGAAATTAAGCGGGAAGACATGCTTGCGAAAGAACGTATTCAGATGGTTGACCTCGCGCAGAACATCGCGGTCCACCCAGAGAGCGAGCAGGTCGTCCGCAATCTCCTCGGCAACGTCATCCCAGCCATCACGAGTGTCAAACCATGAATGACGCGCTTCGCATTGCTAAGGAAGTAAAACCTATCGATATTAATAATCCAATGTCGGTATTTCCTAAACCACAACGCATGTTCCCAGAAGATGCCCCCGTCAAAGGTGGGCAATATTTGTCAATGCCAGACAAAACTGACATGACGGGACACAAAGCTGCTGCTGCATCTATTGGTGTAGTGCAAGGTGGTAAACCTTTTTTTACCGCATCTCGTGATGCTGTCGATGAAACGGGTACATCAGGCCGTGGCACTGCTATTGCAAAAACCAACCTATTTAAACAAAAGGCAGGTTGGAAATGGAAAGATGCTCCAGAAGGTCATGAAGATACCAACACAATTGTGTCGGTCGAACATCGTGGTAAACATCATTATGCATTGAACGCACACTTTCCAAAAGGTGTTGATCTAGCTCGTTATGAAGATTCGCCGTCTGAACCACGTCTTCGCCCAACAACACGCGGCAATGTAGAACTTGGTCCGCAAGCTGGTAGCATCCTTGTACGCGGCCGCGAACATCCTGTTTATCATCATGTAATTGTAAAAAGCGGCGGCGGAGATGTTGAAGGCTACTCCACCCGCGGAAAGGTGGCGCCGACCGAGGAGGAAATGAACGCGTTGGGTGAGCAGCTTGGCGAAGTTCGCGGCACCCGAGTGGGCCGGACAATTGGTAGATACCAAAATGCGCCGCATCAAGAAGCTGTACGTACAATGTACAACGACCTTCTTGGCCTTGCTAAAGAAGGCCAGCCCGGCCGCAAATGGTATGAAAACTCATCTAAGCGCATTCTACAATATTTCGGTGGCAACAAAGACGCTGCAGATAAGTTCGCGCAACTTATTGCTATTTATAGCCCACAAACAACGGTTCCAATTAATACCAGCAACGCCATCAAAGCATACAATCGCGCGATGTCTGGGCATCAATTATGGAATGGTGACATTATTGATCGGGATCGCACGTTCAATACAATTGCTGAAGCCAACAAATATGCTCAATCATTGGGCGGTGGCAAAGCCGGTATTACTCGTGTTCCGCTTGACGATAGCGGAAAGCGTTATTTGATCGCTCGTCATAAGCCCGGCAGCTACGAAAATATTGCTACGGCCGATCGTGATCTTAAAGCTCATCTGTTAATGAACGAAGGTGTTCCATTTGAAGGTCGAAAGACCAACAATTTTTGGAATAATCTTATGGTTCACATTGATCCAAAGCGTTTGCAAGGGTCTACGCAAGACCTTTGGATGGCGCATGCGTTTGGTTTTCCAGATGTGGCCATCGGTTCGGGCGGTAAATATGATTTTATGGAGCAATTGACCCATAAATTGGCCGATCAATTAGGTTGGCGGCCACATCAGGTACAAGCCGCTATCTGGACGGCTATCAAAACACGCATGGAAGCCACTGCGAACGATGCTAAAAAAGCAGCCGTGGCGCATGGGATCGCCTCCATGGTCCCCGGCGACAAAGGTAAACCTATTTTTCAGGTTCATGACGGCCATGAAGACAATTTTGCCGAATTGCACCGAAATATGGCCCTTGGCCACCCGCTCACACGTCAGCAAATTGTCGATAATGCCAAAGATTTCTCGCATTTCTTGGACCAAAACCTTGCAAATGTGTCATGGGAATCCGCTCCAAGCAAACAAATCGCGCATTTGAATGGCATTGAGGACCTTTCGCCTGAAGCAAAAGCTGAATATCACGGCAGAATTTCACATGCGTTGCAAGACGACCATGGAAATGATTTGTTGGCCAAATATTTGGGCATTATGTCGCCGGGATCGGTCGATGCTCATGGATATTGGGAAGGTAAAACCAACCCTGTGACGCATTTGCAGGTAGGATCAACCCGTATTAAGGGCGCGGGTCAAAATCCTGCTATTGATGAGCCATCTAAAGACCTTATGGAAATTTATGCAGCAGCTAAGGGGCTTTTGCATAAGCAAGATGGCGTTGGATATCACCGCCCATTTTATAATCCAAAGGTAACCGAAGCTAATGGCATGGAGTATTCGTTTGATAACGACCTCACGCCAGAACATATTGAGCATCTTGGTAAGCAAATTGACCAACACGCTCCCGGAACAGGAATGATTCCTGTAAATCCTCGCACTGTGAGGATGTTAAATTTTTCTGATCAACAAGGTGATCAAAGGCTCTTCCATCAGGCTGTGGATAGTGTAGTATCTAAAGCTATTCCAGATACGCACTCGGCGACGTGGCGTACTTTTGGATCAGATGGTAATCTTGTTGGAAATGATTGGAAGGTAAATCCAAATGGCGAAGACTACATACGCAGGCTCCGTTCCGCCGGACGACCCGATGTTCTCAACTACGTATCAACTGTACTCGCCCCACGGGTCGAAGCGGTTGACGGCGCGTTCGCACAAAAGCACGGCCTCAAAACAGACCCAAAAATCGAGCAAGCAGTCCGCAACGCACACATCGAGCCACCAACACCGCCATCAGGGCCGGTAGGCGGCGGGTTCCGCCGTGGCGGTCGCACGGCATACAAAAAGGGCGGCAAGGTCGAGGGATCGATCTGGCATGCGCGTGATGCGTTTGATGAAGGCGGTGACGTCCGTGCGGGTGATAGCGTTGGCGGTCTACGCGGTGATACGGGCGGTTTTAGCGAGCATGACGTTGGCGAAGCACAAGGCGCCGTAAATGAGGCTACTGCTGCGGCGCAGGATGCTCGCCAAGGTTTGCAGCAAATGAACGAGGCGTTTGGTCCGGCACCACAAGGACCAGAGGCATCTGCGTTCCATGGCGGCGAACCACCGCCTGTAGCTGCCAATATCATGCCGCGCAGCACAACGCCGGGTGGTATATTGGCGGGGTCACAGCCACCTACGCCGGAATCCGGTGACTATAGCATCGTCAATGCGTTCTCCGCGCCGAAGCAAATGCCTGTTGGTATAACAGGAATTGGCGCGCCTGAATCCGGCATTAATATGCTGCAAACACCTGCACAGATGACATCGACAGTTAGCGCAGAAGCTGGCGCACCCCAAGGTGACCCAAACGATCCCGCAAGTTATTTCAAATTGCCGTCGACGCAGGTGGCGGAAGCTCCACAACATTACGAGCCTATGGCCAATAAGCTGCCCGACCTTACGGGCGTAACTGCGCCAGCTGGCAATGTGCAAACGGCGGCTTTGTCTGCTCCTACCGTGCAGCCTATGGCTCCGCATACTCTTACGCCGGATACGGCTCGCACCGATTTGACTGGTATAAGCGCGCCAGCTGGCAATATACAAATGTCTGCGTTGCCTACCCCAAATGTGCAGCCAAATGCGCCTCATACGCTTACACCAGACACTGCACGAATGGATTTGACGGGCGAAACAATGCCTACAGGGAATGTACAGGCATCCGCTCTATCTGCTCCTGCCGTGCAACCTATGGCTCCTCATTCGCTTACGCCAGATACTGCAACCGCGCCCCAGCCGTCTGTCTCGTCGGCATACACTGAAACTGCGCCATCGATCGCAAATCAGGTTAACGCCGCAATTCCTACGCCTATGAATGGCGTTCCAACACCACCAATTCCTTTGCGCGATTTGCAAGGTCCAAGTTGGGCAGAGGGTATTGCTGGCGTGTTTGGTTTAAACACCGAACAGCAATTTAATAAATTTAATCAACAATATTTAGACCAAGGATTACATCCATTAGATGCGTACAATAAAGCAATAAACGATATTCAAACCATGCGTGCCAATCTTGACACACCGCGGCATGGCAGCAAGACACAAAAGATACAAAAGTTAATGCCAGATGGAACTTATCAATGGGTAGATGCGCCATACAAAAGGGGTGGCGGAGTTCATAGTTCACAAATTGTAGATCATGTTCTCGCGAAATTTGGTGCGCAGTTGCCCGCGTCAAATCATCCCCTTTTTGGCAACACAGCGGGACGCCGCTAACAACTCTGGAGTACGTACTATGGAAGAATACAAGAAAGACGACCGTGGGCGGTCTAAGGCTAAACGCCTTACAATGAACGACCCACACACCAAGGTCGACAGTTCGACTTGGACCCCTGACGCAGCCGAAAACGCTGGCGTTAAAACCGGCGCACGTCCGCTTGTAAAGCGTCTTTACAAGAAGGGCGGCAAGGTTGTTGGCAAGCATGAGGGCAAAGATTCCGTCAAGCATGCTGGCCGTATGCCTCGTAAAGCTGGCGGTCGTACCGATAAATTAACCCCTGACAGCCTGATTAACCGCGACGTCCGCACGGCAAATGAAGTCCGTGAAGGCAAGAAGCACGAAGGCGCGTTTAAGAAGGGCGGCAAAGTCCACAAGCTCGGCGGCGGTATGGTTGGCGACAACCCATTGTCGGTGCAAGACCGCTCAATGGCCAAGGCCTCTGGCATGATGAAAAAAGGCGGCGCAGCCAAGAAACGTGCAGAAGGTGGCGATGCTATCGCTGATATGATCCGTCAGGACCAAATTGAGCAGGGCATGAAAGGCCGTGGTTTACCTGAGCGCGTTCCAATGCCTCCTCGTCGTCCGGCTGACAAGCCAATGACCCCACGCGATCCGATCCCTGCAGGCACCAATTTTGGCGCCAAAAAGGGTGGCAAGATCAAGCATCCCGACGAGAAAGCCGATCGTCAGTTGATCAAGTCCATGATTAAGCCGGCGGCTTTTAAAGCTAAGGGCGGCAAGGCTATGCATCACGAAGATTGCACCTGCAAAATGTGCGGTGGTGGTCG